GATGGCGGCAAATCTTTGCCCTGCCGAAACCACCGTACCCATCAACTGCAATAAAGTCTGTGATGGTTCTTTAAATGGTAAAGGCATAAATGCATCTTTGATGTTTCCACCAGGTGCATCGACATCTCTGAATTCGCCAGGCTGTATTGATTGAGCCTCATCTCTAACACGTATTCCACGTTGTTTAAATCCTGAAGGCAAGTTACTTAAAGTACCTGCATCTAGTAATTGTCTTAATGCAGTGGTTGCTGTTCTAGACAGTCCACCGATCATATGAATTAAACCAAAACCATAAAAACCCATTCCAGGTAAAAATTTAAAATGCACAAAATAATCTTGTCTTTTTTTAGTAGGATCTCCTACTGCATAGTTTCTTCTAATTGATAATATTTCTCTGCTTCCAAGTTCTAGTGTTACAATGTATGGAAGTTTAATTCCTGTGTCTTCGCCAGTAGAATCTTTATCTTCAAATCCTTCTAGATCTAGATCAGTGTGTATTTCTAAGATTGTAAATATATCTTCATCTCTAGTTCTCTTGACACCTTCTAGTTCTCTCTCTTTTTTCTCTACTTCTGTTTCTTCATTGTAGCCAGGTGTAAGTTCTACATCAACATAGAATCCTGCTACTTGTTTTTTTCTTAAATCATTCTCTGACATTTTAATGACATGAATAATAGCTTCTGCATCTTGTAAAGATGTTGCCGTATAGGGAACTAACAGGTCGTCAGCTGGGACAAACTTTGAAACGGCTCTTCCAAGTAGTTCATCGTAATAAACTTTCTTAAACGAAGAGCCGCTAAGAGGGAGATAAAAAAGCATTTGATCGAACTCGGGTTCGTACTCTTTCATCACGTCCATGAGCTGATAGTTCATGAATTCTTTGACACGTTGTGCTTGGTCTTCTTTTGCTCTGTTTATTAATCCAATAGTTTGAGTATGTACTGGTCCAGTAGCTGGAAGTAATTCTTTGTATGCTTGTGCTTGAAACTGTGTAACCGCTTCTGCAAGAACTGGGTGAGTTGCACCACTAGCTCCTTGGAAAGGTTGTGTTGGGTTTTCGTATTTAAATCCTAAAAGGTCTAATCCTTTTGTATAAGAATCTTCCCAATCTTTTCTTGCTGATTTATATGTTTGATAATTTTCTGCAAGTTCTGAACCTAATTTTCCTAAAACAGATTCAGGTAATAATTCTGCTAAGTTATCTCCGTGACCTTCTCCGCCCTCTTGATTAACTGCTGCTGGATCAAAATTAATTGTAGCACCACCATCTTCTTCAGTAACTATATCAATATCATCAGGACCAACTTTTTCTTCAAGTGTTTCCTGTTCTACTTCTGTTACTTCTTCGTCGCTAGGTATTTTAAGTTCTGTCTCTACGTTTGGTAGAGCTTTGTCCATATCTGCCATTTATATTCTCCGAGTTCTTTATTGTTGTAGACTGTTTCACAGAAACATTCAAGCCTTGTGAGTCTGGTCCCTTAAGTGGTGGGATTTCATTAAATTTAACGTGTTGCATATTTGCAACAAGTGTTTTATTTTTAACCGTCATCGAATAGCCCCCTTCCTGCTTTTTTGTTTTGATACATTTCATATGCGCTGATACCAGCAGATATTCCAAGTCCTGGTAATCCAAATCTTCTTGATACAGTTTTAAGAGCCATAGGACTTATACCTAGTCTCATAATATTTGCCATTTTTGGACCAGCAAATCTTGTTGCTTCTTTTGATAAAGATCCTGCAAACGCAGGGCCTAAATAATTTAATGGGTTAGTTGCAATCTCGCCTGCTGAATCTCCATCAGCAATTTGTTGACCAATGTACAAAGGTTCAAGAGCTAACATTCCTAAGGGTGTTCCAGTAGCAGCAAGTCCTTTTCCAAGAACCCCGGACAAGGGACCAAGGGCTGCTCTAAATGGACTAACTCTGTTTTTAAGAATCTTGGCACCTTCAGCATCTAAACGGGGACCGCCTAATGGTCTCTTCATACTGCCTGCTCCAGTTCTTTGTTTATATAATTCTGCTCCACCTGGTATCATACCTGCTGCAGTTACTGCACCGATAGCTGGTAGTTGTGCATCACCGAACGCTGTACTCGGTGTCTCTGTTGGAGTTGATACAGGTTGTGTTAACATATCGATCAACATATTCTTTTGTTGATTCTCATTTGATAAATAAGTTGATGGATCGTCGTTTCTAAATTCTTTAACAAGTCCTGCACCGGCTGCACCTACTGCAGCGAACGCTCCAAACCTTCCACCTTTTTTGGCAACGTTTAAAAATGTATTTGCAGCAGATTTAACTTTTGCAAGTGGTCCAGATTGTACATCTAAGTTTTTAAATTTATTTGCAGCAGCTTCAGGATCTTTTGCCACTATTTCTAAACAACTATCTATAGTTCCTCCACTTGCTTTTAAATTAGTACACACTGCTTTAAAAGATTTACTTCCTGGTTGTAATTCAGCAATAGATCTAAAAAAGTTTTTTACCTCATCTGGGGCTTCCAAACGATCTAAGGTTTCTAGTGCTCTTGGAAAAGAACCTGTTTTACTATCAAATGCCACATCCCCTCCAGCTGCACCAATTTTACCAACGTTAGGTAAATCTACTCTTATGTTATATTTTTTAAACAATTCATCTAACGAATTAGCTGTATCTTCATTAACCCCTTTTTTAAAAAAATTAGTTAACTGAGAACCTACAAAAGCTCTATTAAATGTGTTTGGAGAAAGATTGTAATTAGTTGCAGATTTTCCACCTCGTTTTCCTGCTTCTACGGGGTTGACATGAAATACATCAAATAACTGTCCTTGTTGAGCTTTAGTTTTATAATAATTATCGGACTGTAGTTTAGAAAATACGCCTGGTGAATTTTTATCCAATCTAAAGGCTAACATTTTTTTAATATTTTTACCAAAGTTAGAATTATTAATTAAATCCGGGTCATCTTTAAAATATTTATTTAATTTTGTTATACCACCTTTAAATTCTTTAAAAATAGCGTCATCTTTTTTACTGGCACCTATAGAACCTAATTTTTCTTTTGCCGCTCTTGTCTGTGCTCTTTTAGTTTTAGCTTTTGTTGGATCTACTGGAACGTAGGAATTTTCTGCGATTGCAAGTTCTCCTTCAGCTCTAGTATTAAAATAAGCCATTGTTGATTTCCCGTCTTTTCTAAGTTGAACTTTAAATTTTTTATCCTCAGGATATCTACCGGGAGATTGTATTCTATTATTCTTGGTTATCTCTTTTACAACCATGTAGTTACTAGGTACCTTACCATAATCCGATCCTCTTTGAGCAATAGTAGCAGCTTTTTCTATACCCGGAACTTTTACTATAGTTTTATTTTTTATTAATTTTTTAATATGTTTGCCAACAGGAGATCTAGTTAAAGTAATATTGTGTTTTTCTAATAATATAGTTGATATTGCTCCTGCACCAAATTTCTTACCAAGGTATTCAGGATGCGTTCCAGTGTATAACTCTATAATGATTTTTTCTATTTCAGGTGTTATTTTTGGAGCAGGCATTACAGCTCCAGGATTTTAGCTAGTCCGCCTTTTGCATAACCGGCTCTGCCGCCATAAGCTTTTCTACTTCTTAATGCATTGATTGCAGCTTGTAGGTCATCACCTGCTAGTTCTCCGGAATCTATTATTTCTTTTAGAGTTCCTTTCCCCATTGAATTTACATTGCTTTGAAATTCTTTTCCTTTTTGAGATCCAAATGAATATGTTCCTTCTGATAATTCATCTACAAACTTTGCAGTCATAGCATCGAAACCTTGTTCGTCAGGTTTTAAACCTTTAGCATCTTCTACGTTATCCATAACTCTTTTTGTAAATATTGCGATCTCTTCAGTCGTTCCACCATTAGGAATCATCTCAGCAATTCTTGGTCCAAAATACTTTTGTACTAGAACTAATGGATCACCCATTGCTCCACCACCGCCTTCAAAAATATACTTCATATCTTCTGCTGATATAACATCTGTTAATGTAGTTGATGGATAATCATCCCCAACTTTTAAACTATTAACTAAAAATTCTCTGGCTGCTCCAGTCTTAGCTGGAAGATCACCTTTTGCAACACTTGCCATGATCCCTGTTGCCGCTTCATTACCTTCTTGTAATACATTGGTTCTATAATCTTGAAAAGGACTACCTACATCATCTTTTATTCCTTGAACTCTATTTTCTATTTTAGACATTAAAGGACTTGCATCCGCTGCTGCGTCTGCTGCATTAACACCGGCTGCTGCATCGTCAATTGATTTAATATCACTCGCTGCTTCAGTTCCTTGTCGCTCAACCATTCCTGATTTAGCTCTTAATGAATCTATACCCGCTCCACCCATCTCAACAACGTTTGTTGGATTAAGTGTTTCGTCCATTGTTTTTAAATTTTTAATTAGTGTACTTAATTCAATATCATTTAATTTGCCACCGGTAGCATACGCTAGAGAAGACTCGATATCTGGAATAACTTTTTCAATACCAATCGTTGCAAATGATTCTGGATCAATTGATTTTTGAAACAGCATACCATCCTTGGGTCCTGTTCCTAGAAAACTAACATTTGATCTGGTACCGAGGAACTTGGATGTATTAGCACCAAGTTTAGATCCTAGTTGTAATGCGATTTCGATTAAGCCTTTAGCCATAATATTTTATTTCCCCTTTAACCAACGGTTCTTCTTTGTAATC